CATTAAGATCTTTTATCTTAACAGTTGTAACAGCATTGTCTCTTACGTCAGCAGTTCTAATTTTTTGTTGCTGTTCTTGGTTAGCATATAAACTTTGATCTACATTATTATTTAAGTCTCCAGCTCTGATTGACGAACCAGCAGCAAATACTGCCTTGGCTGAATCTACGTCTGTTACTCTATAAATATGAATGTCTACGTTATTTGCGGGTGCACTATTTAAAACAACATTTGTGCCAGAAATGGAGTAGTCGTTGTTAGTACCACTTGTGTTTTCAGTTTTTATAACTCCGTCAAGTTCTACCTTAAGATCGGAGTTCTGTAATATTGGGAATGTGTACGCGTAAGTAGTGGTGGAACTATTACCCGTATAAAAATGTTCAGTTGTTGCCATTTGGTTTTACAAACGATTTGCTAAATTTTGAAGTCTACGAATTTCGTCGACATCTCCAAGTTGGGTGGCGTTTTTTATTTTATCATTATAGAATTTTTTCTTATCAACGTTACTGCGATCTGAAATTCGACCTATTGCAAATTCTTGTGCATCTGATAATGCTTGACGTAATCGTTGATGTACAATTAAAAATTCTTTTCTATTTAATTCTGCACCAGTTTTAGAAGCTTCTTTATATGCAGCTCTAAATTTTTTACCATCCGCAGAGTTCATAATTTTATTAATAGCTTTTTTAAAGATTTGATCTTCACCCATTAATCTAGTAACTTCTGATCTCTGTGGTCCACTTAATTTTACACCATTACCGTCAGTATTTAACTGTGGTCTACCGTCAAATTCTGCATCTATAAGAAACTGTTTTTCGGGAGACACATCATCTCTTACTTTAAATACAGGTGCATAAGCATTCCATGCTCTTGTAAAAAAACTATCTGGTTCTCTAACTTTACCACCATCAACCCAATCGTATGCAGCAGGAAGATTTCCTTTCATACCGGGGTTTCTGTTAGCTATAAGTTGTGTTACTTCGTTTTCTACTTCTTTAATTCCGGGACTCATTAATCTAGATAGTTCATTTCTAAGTCCACTACCGGGTACAAGTCCACTACCAAAACTTGCAGCCCAACGAGCTGTTGCACTTGGGTTGCCTTGTAGTACGTCATACAATGGCTCTATACCAGCTAAAAATGTTTTGTTTGTTAGGTTAGCACCTATCACATACATCATCTTTTGCATACCGATGTCCATAGTGTTAGGATCTAAAGTACCATCAGATCCCGGTACGTCAAAGTTATCCATGATATCAGCAGTAACTGCAATCCAATCACTGATAGCTCCTAAGCCTTCATAGCTATACCATTTACCATCCCAACCTTTGTAACTTCTAGGTTGCCAACCAAGTTGGTTTCTAGTACGTTGTCTAGTTTTATCGTAAATACCATTGCCATGTAATCTGTCAGAAGTAAACATTAAGGCTGCACCTGACATAGCAAATGCACCAATAGCTTTTCTACCTTTTAATTCTGCACGTATTGTTTCATACGCCATTTCTAACTTGTCGTCAGCTAGACCAGTAAGACCTCTTTGTTCTAATAAATTTCTAACATTAGTTATTGATTGATTAGAAAATGGTTCTGCATATTCATTTAATTGTTTGACAAACAAACCCATTGGGTTATGTGAGCCAGTAAATTTAATCATGTTTGTTGCAGTACGCGGAAACATGAAAAATGGTCTAAGTAAAGGAAAGGTTCTAATAATAGAGTTAAAACTATCAACAGCAGGACTGTCTAAGTTCATAGCTATTTCTTTAGATGCAAATTCTACACCTTTGTCAGTAATCATTCCATTATTATCAAACATCTCTTTGTATAGTTTTTTATTTAATCTTTCTATACTTTTAGCTGTCATCTTTTTTTTACCAGCTCTTGACATTAATTCATCATATACCTTACCTCTTGTTTCTACAGAGCCAATAAATGCTCTAGTAAATCCGTCAAATGCTGTCATAGAGTTAGCACTATAACGTAACCATGGATGGTTAGCTATATCATTCATAGATTCTATTCTATCAACAATACCTGAAGGACCAAAGTTACCTGATTTTTCTTGTGCTTCTGCAAATGCTCTAAGAGCTTTTATTTCACCTTCGTTTTTAATAGCAATATCTTCTCTCATTACATAACCTACAGAGTTAGGATCTGTCCATGCTTTACGAAACACAAGTCTCATGTGATCGAAAGATTTTTGCATGGTATCACCTACACCACCAAAGTACATGTAACTAGCTCTTCTTAATACATCCATATCTCCAGTCATTAATGCACCACCCATTGTAGAAATAGGTCTTTCTATCATTAAAGCTAAGTTAGACGCAGCAGCTTTTAGTGGTGTACCAATAGCTGAAAGAGTAGAGTTGTATATACTACCCCACACACCTTGCATAAATGCTGATTCATATTCTGGCTTTCCATCAAAAAACATTTTTTTAACTATGCCAGTTTTATTTCTAAAATATGTATTTAATTCGGATATGTTATTTACTTTACCGTCAGTAAACTCATAAGCTAACATTAATGGTTTTAACATTTCTGGTCGTTCAGCATTTATTTGACGTATAGTGTCAATAGTATCAGCAGATTCTTTTGTTATATTTTTTAAATTAGCTAATGTTTCTTCAGTGTTTTCTTTTATAAAAGACATGGCATTTTCCATAACCTTTTTCTTACCACCATGATTTGAGAAATCCATCTTTTTCATGCGGTTCCAAAGGTTAACCATATTAAGTGCCCTACCTCTTGCGTAAGATGTTTGACCTTTAATATTCATTAAATATTGTAAACGATCTAAAACTTGTTCTTGTGCTTGTTGTACAGCAGCAGTACCATTCATTAATCTAGCACCCTCTGCCATATCCTTTACTTGGTCAGCCATAGACTTACCTACATAAGCTTGAGCACGAGCTAGGTCCATATTCATGTAGTCATCAAAATACTTTTTAATAGCATTAAATACACCAACATAACCTTCAGAGTTTAACACTCTAGTACCTGTATCTATATCTACACCAGAAAAATTATCTATAACACGTTTCATTTCATCGACATCTAAATCATATAAAGATGCTGCTAGGTCTTCACCATTTTTAACAACTTCCGCATGTGTAATTTTTTTACCACTAGGTGATTGCCAATCTATATCTAATTTTAAATCTTTAGATAATTCTTTCATAGTCCCTAATCCAGCATCATCTAGATTAAGACCATCTTTTAATGCAGAATCAGAAAATACACTACCTACACTACCATGTACACTATCAATATTTTTATTAATACGTACAACGTCAACTGATGCAGATACAATACCTCCGGGATCTGTTGTTCTAAATCCTGTTTCGTATTCATCATAAATATCATGTACACCTTTTAATGGTTGATCTAAGTCAATATTACCAGTTTCATCTGTAGCTAATCTTATATTACGTTTACCTATATCATTAAATTCTTTAACACGTTTAGCATTGTTAACGGTCATTTCTTCGCCTGCATCACCACTAGCATACTTCCAAGTTTTGTTTACAAACTCTTTAGCTCGCTCGTTTTTTGGCAACCATTTAGTAGCATCATCTACACCTTTCATAGCTCTAGCTATTTTAGTAGCTCCTAACATAAAATCACCAAAGAAACTAAGACCTATGCCCTCGTTTCTATTCTTCATTCTTTTAGTATCAGGGCTATCAGTGTCAAGTGTTGCTATGTCGTCAGGAATCCAACCGTATGTGCTTGGAAACATTTTCTTTAAGGAACCAGTAGCGTTATCTTCAAATTCATTAAACTCTATAACTTGGTCTACTACTGCACCAGCAGCAGCATCTATTCCAGCACTACCAAACCACTTTACAAGTCGTTTGTCACCTAATGCCCATTTTACTTTTGCATGAGCACTGGCTCCTCCTTTTTTTAGAAGTCCACCAATACTTAGTGAAGGTATAATAATAGAAGCCATTTGTCTTACACCTTGTAAACTAGCACTTTCATACTTAGGTAACTTAGGTAAGTTTACTCCGGGTACAAGGTTGACAGTATCTGTTAAGAAATCAATGTATCCAGCTCCAGCAGCAGCAGGGTAGTTACCCCAATTTCGTGGATCTAATACATTACCTGATTGACTACTAAATCCTTTAGAAAAGTTTTTTCGAGTTTGTTCTCTGTAAGATTCAATTTTAGCGTCAAAGTCAGAACGAGGTTCTTTTTTTGGTTTTGATTCAGGATCAGGTTCAGGTGTAGATTGTTGTTGTGTTGTTTCCGTAGAAACCTGTTGAGATTGATCGGTAGTAGCTTGTTGTACCTGACCTTGGTCTACAGGTGCTTGTTGATTTATACCTAATTCGGCATCTTGTTCAGCAAACAGCTTTTTAGCTTCGTCTGTAATAATAGGCGCTACTTTTTCTATCTCATTTAATACTTCGTCGTTCATTTTAATTAAAGTCTTTTCTTATTGTGTTGGCTAGTGCTTCTTTGTTAGTACCGCCACTATATTTATATAGAGCTTTGTTGTACTCAAGAAACTCATAGTCATCTAACTGAGCAAAAGGATCTCCTCCAAAGTTTAAATCTATATCTAATTTAGGTAATATTTCCATTGCTGCTGCAAATTCAGAAAATGTAGTTCCATTATTCTCTGCAAATAATTTAAAGTCTTCGCCTTTTTCAAAAGGTACAAGATTAATATTTTCTTTTCCAGAAGTTGCATTTAAACGTAGATTAGTATTAGGTGTTTTATATTGTTCGTACTTCTTTATTTCAGCAGGATCTAAGTCTCTGTAGTCTTTTAAGAATGCTGGTTCTGTTAGTCGTTCTAAGTTAACAAGTTCACGTTGTCTTTGCATAACTTCAAAAGCATCTATTTGATCGTTAGGATACATAGCATTATGCATCTCAGCAATCGTATGAGCTTTTTGCGGAATACTACCAGCAGAACTACCAAATGTGTCATTAAAACTTTCTAGATACGTAGGGTTAAACATTGGTGTTTTACTTACAGCATTAGGTACAGTTTTAATTACTTCTCTATATTCTTGAAAATCCTCTAAACTATTTGTTTTTACTTTGTCAAAATCTTCACCAAAGTTTGTTTCTATTCTCCACTTTCCGGGAGCTTCACGTAATGGATGATCGTCACCTTTATCGTTAGCTACTACAGCAGCATTTAGTTGATTTAAAACATCTTGATAAGCCAAACCATGTGGGTCGTCTACCTTACCCATGTATGCTTCTACTTTTTTGGCATACTCTGCTTTTGCCCATCTAGCTACTTGTTTTTGACCAAACGTACCTTTACCAACACTTAATTCAGAACTAATAAATGTTTCTAATAAAGTTGTATTACTTTTAGCTTGACCATTACCAGTATCTGTTTGTTTAGCAATGTTCTGCAAGTTACCATCAGAAGCAACAAGAATACCCATGCTATTTAGTTTAGATGTGGTTAACAAACCTTTTTCAGCTAAGTCTAATGCTTCTTGTTTCTGTGCTCGTAGTGCATTTTTATCTTGACTCATTTCAGAAATGATAGTGTCAAGTCTACCATCGTAGTTACCACTAGATAATTGGTTAGCTCTAAGATTTTTAAATTTCTTTATATCTTCGTCACTAAAACCTTCTTCATAAGTAAAACCACCTTCAGGTGTTAAATCTGTTAGTAGTTCGTCTGTTTGGTTTCTATGTCCTATTTCTAGTCCTGTCTTTTCACGTCTGTACTTTTCGTTTTCAAAGTCAGCTTTTTTCTGTTCTATTTCAGCAATGTCTGCTGCAAAATAATCACCGTAATAATACTCTTTACCATCAGCAAAGCTAGTAAATTTATTTTTGTCATTTTTAGCTTTCATCTCCTTAATCATATTGTCTGTAATAAGACCTTGGTCAGCTAAGTTTTTAGATATCTCTATAGCTTCTCTTCTAGCTGGACCATTCTGTACGAAAGGACCACGTTCATTAACGTATGATATAAAACAACTACCACCACCTTTTGAGTTTACACATTTGACAAAGTTAGATTGAGCGATTTGTTTACGTTGTGTTTCAATCTCCTCTTCTCTACCTGTTGTCCAACCGTTGTAAGCATCTTGTTGGAGGTCGCGTTGTTTTTCGTATATACCCTCTTCTTGTAAGAGTACAGGGTTTATACCTTTAAACTTTCTAAAAAACTCTCTGTTATATACTTGTTCAGCAGCTTTGTATTCTTCGTAGGTTGTAGCACCTTTTAATCTTGGATCACCTTTTGGGTTGTATTCAGCAAGTCTTGATCTAGCATAAGCTGTTACAGCACCTGTTTTCATAGCTGGACTCATCTTTCTAAACTCTTCTCCAGTCCAGATGTCCCCACCACTAGCTCTCCATTTAGCGGCAGCTTCGTCTATAGCTATACCGTCTTCTATAACACCACCTTTAGCTTCTCTGTAAGCTGAAAGTTCATCATCGCTAAAACCGTTTTCATAATACCACTCATAACCTTTGGCAATGTCCTCCTCGCGTTTTTGTTCTTCGCGTTGCTCGAAGATACCACCGAGGGTTTTAGACATAGAGGCTAGTTGT